TATGAAGCTGATTTTTTTATCGACTGCACAGGTTTTAAAAGACTACTTATAAGTAAATTAGGAGCTAAGTGGAAATCTTACAAAAAATATTTTAAAGTTAATTCTGCTATAACTTTTCAAACTCCTGATGAAGAAAACTATAATTGTTGGACTTTAGCTAAAGCGATGAAATTTGGTTGGAGATTTAAAATACCTGTTCAAGGAAGACATGGCAATGGTTATATATTTTCTGATAAGTATACCACTCCTGAAAAAGCACAAGCAGAAGTAGAAAAAGAATTAGGGCATAAAATAAATGTAGCTAAACATATAAAATTTGATCCTGGTAGATTAGATAAAACATGGATAAAAAATTGTGTGGCCATAGGTTTGTCAGCTAATTTTGTAGAACCTTTAGAAGCCACATCTATAGGAACTTCAATACAACAAGCATTTTTATTAATGCATGATTTACAAAGTAATTCTGAAAGTATTAGAAAAAATTATAATAAAGAAGTTGTAAATATTATGGACAATGTAAGAGACTTTGTTTTTTTACATTATTTAACTTGGAAAAAACATAATTGGTTTTGGAAAAATTATTCACAAATGAATGCTCCACCTAGTTTAATGAATTTTTTATCGATTTGCAAAAAGAGATTACCTATTAATAATGATTTAAAAGGAAGTGATTACAAATTATTTTGGTCTAGAAATTTTATTCAAGTGTTATATGGAATAGGTTTTTATAGTCTTTATAAAAAAAATTTAGAGAAACAGTTTGAATTTATGCCTGAAAGTTTTAAGTCTATGGTAGATAGTTACTTTAAAAACAATTTAGAAAATAAATATAATAATGTAGTTTTTAAAACGCACAAACAAATTATAAATGAAAAAATACAACTTTAAAAAAGATAAATTTTGTATAATAAAAAAAGCCGTGCCAAAAGAGCTCTGTGAGTTTTTATACAATTACTTGTTAATAAAAGAAGAAGTTTTAAAAAAATTATTAGAAGAAAAATACATATCTCCTTTTGAAAATATGCATGGAGTTTTTGGGGATGATCAAATTCCAAACGAAAGTATGAGCTTATATGGAGATGCTGCTAATGACACTCTTTTGTTACGACTACAAAATTTAGTTGAAAAAGAAACTAAATTAAAATTAATACCAACTTACTCATATTCTAGAAATTATGTTAAGGGCAGTGAGTTAGTTAAACATAAAGATAGACCTAGTTGTGCAATATCTTTAACAATGAACGTAGGAGGTGATCCATGGCCTATATTTATGGAACCTAAAAATAAAAAAGCAGTTAAGGTTTTGTTAAGTCCTGGTGATATAATTATTTACAGAGGATGTGAATTAAATCATTGGAGAGAACCTTTCGAAGGAGATAAGTGTGTGCAAATGTTTTTACATTATACTTTAAGACAAAACATAGAATTACTATATGATAAAAGACCTTATTTAGGATTACCAGGTTATTTTAAAAAAAATGAAAATAATTAAAAATTATTATAAATTTAATGAACAGATTACTTTTAATATAGTGCCAGATATACTAATGAATCTTAACGTAAGTTCTTTTTACAAGAGCGATTATAAAGAAGGCAGAATATTAAATAGTGTTTTTCAAATTAAACAAATTCAAAGACACACTTTGTTTAAAGATTTTTGTAATAAAGTTATTAAAGATTTAAACATAACAAACGACAGATGGGATCTAGATATGTTTTTTTCTATGGCACCCGGATCTAGTGGTGCTGTGCATAGAGATGAATACGAAGTATTTATATTAGCTGTATTAGGTAATCTTTGTTTTAGAAGTGGTAATGAAAGTTATTTTTTAAAACCAGGTGACGCTATTAGTTTTAAAAGAGGAGAACCACATCAAGGAATAGGACTTGACCCAAGAATAAGTTTATCTTTTGGCTATGGATTTTAAAATTAAAATGTGTTATAGTAATTTTTATAAAGAATAGAATGAACTACAAAGAAATAAAAACATTTGCGTCACCTTTACGATATAGTAATTACTCTGAGTTTCTATATCTTGATCAACATTGTGACCAATACATAAGAAGAGCAAAAGAAGAACAAGGTTCTAAGTTTGGAGTTGTTAATCATTCTATAAATTTAACTGCAGATAATACTTTTAAACCTTTAACAGATTTGGTTGGCAAAGCATCTTTAGATTTTTTATATGATCAAGGTGTTGATACTTCTAAATATACAACCATGTTTACAGAAATGTGGGTTCAACAGTTTCCTGAACAAGGAGGTGGTTATCATGAAACACACGTTCACTATAATCAACACATATCTGGATTTTATTTTTTAAGGTGCAATAAAAATACTTCTTATCCTGTCTTTTATGATCCTCGACCTGGAGCACTTATGACTAAATTAGAACAACGAGATAAAAATAAAATTAGTGATATAGTACCACATCTTGTATATGAACCTAGTCCTGGAGATTTAGTTTTATTTAATAGCTACATGCCACATAGTTTTGTTATGGACGCAGGTAAAAATCCTTTTAGATTTATTCATTTTAATTTACAGGCATTCCCTAATCAAGTTGTAAACAATGGATAAACTTTTTGGTTTTCCTATAGTTAAATATAGGGTTAATTCTAAAAACTATAACAAAGAAGAACTCATAAACACTATGTTATCTAATTATAAAATAGATAGAGAAAGAAACGAGTGGGATCCAAATAGTCATTTACACCATAGCGTGAACGATGAAACTAATGTTAAGTATGTGAGGCCTAATTATTCTATAGTAGAAAAAATTTATTTAAAAATGGCTACTCAATATGTAAAATCTTTAAAAATAGATGGTAATATATCTGTTAAAATAATTAATTACTCTGTTGTAGATAAAAATAATTCTATGGATCCTCACGTTCACGTGCATGCAGATTTTGTTGGTGCGCATTATATTTCGTTTGATTCTAATTATCATCAATCTACTATGTTTGTAAATCCATCAGAGAGTATTTTTAATTATGGAAGAGTTTTAAAACCTGATTTGTATAAAAAAATATTAAATCAAAATAATTCTTTAAATAGTTGGATGTTAACTATTCACTCTTATGATGCTCAAGAGGACGACGTGCTCATATGGCCTTCGTTATTAAAGCATGGAATACACAAGCAAATTCATGATACAGATAAAAAAAGAATATCTGTGGCTTTTAATATATATGTGAATTAAATATAGAATTTTGACCTATATTTTGATATAGCTTAAATAAAAAAACCATATATATTAGGGCGCTATGCTACAAAAAATAGGATTTCAACCAGGTATAAACAAACAAATTTCAGAAACCACTGCTGAAGGTCAATGGACAGACTGTGATAATGTTAGGTTTAGATATGGTATACCTGAAAAAATAGGTGGTTGGAATCAACTTGGAACATTAAATGAAAATGAATTAACTGGTGCAGGCAGAGGACTACATCATTTTATTAATAGTTTATCTAGAAAATATGCTATTATTGGCACAAACAGAATACTGTATGCTTTTTCTGGAGGTGTGTTTTATGACATACATCCTATTCAATCTACAACTACGCTTACAAATGCATTCAGCACGACTAACGGATCACCGACTGTAACAATAACTTATTCAAGCGCGCATGGATTAACACCTGGTGATATACTTTTAATGGATAATTTTACAACTATTACTGGATCTAATTATAGTGCGTCTGATTTTGATGATAAAAAATTTATGGTAACAACTACTCCTACCAATACAACAGCCACCATAACAATGCCTTCAAATGAATCAGGTAGTGGTGCAACTACATCAGGGGGTATTAGAATACAAAAGTATTATACTGTAGGTCCAGCTGTGCAGGCAAAAGGATTTGGTTGGGGATTAGGATCTTGGAGTGGTGAAGCTGCTGGTGCGATTACTACAACACTAAATGGTGCTTTATTAAATGACACTGCTGGAACTGGAGGATCAGGAACTTCAATTACATTAACAAGCACAACAAACTTTCCATCTTCAGGAACAAATTTTATTCAAGTAGGCACAGAAGAAATTTCTTACACAGGTATCTCTGGTAATAATTTAACAGGTATTACAAGAGGAGTTAGAGGAACATCAAAAGCAGCTCACAGTGATGGTGCAACTGTTACAAATACATCTGACTTTGTTGCTTGGGGTGAGGCGGCATCAGGAGATTTAGTTCTTGAACCAGGAATGTGGTCACTCGATAATTTTGGTGATAAGGCTATTTGTTTAATTCATGATGGTGCTTGTTTTCAATGGGATTCAAGTTTATCTAATGCAACAGATACAAGGGCTACAATTATATCTGGTGCACCAACTGCATCACGTCATATGTTAGTATCAACACCTGACAGACACTTAGTATTTTTTGGAACGGAAACAACTATCGGAGATACGTCTACACAAGATGATATGTTCATAAGATTCTCGGATCAAGAAGATATAAACACATATACGCCCACAGCAACTAACACAGCTGGTACACAGAGATTGGCTGACGGATCACAGATCAGGGGAGCAATTAGAGGTCGTGATGCAATCTATGTTTGGACTGATACAGCGTTATTTACACAACGTTTTGTTGGTCAACCATTTACATTTGCTTTTGCACAAGTTGGAACTAACTGTGGACTTGTTGGACAGAATGCATGTGTAGAGGTTGATGGTTCTGCATACTGGATGTCAGAAAATGGTTTCTTTAGATATGCTGGTAAATTAGAGTC